TCAATGGACACTTCTCAAAAACCTCCTGCAATGTTTTGCAGGAATGATTAAATTCTTCACCTTCCCTACATGCTCCATTAACTTCCCATTCAGCGTGAAGCTCTTCTAATGTATCAAATGTTTTCATAGTATTACTTATTATAATTCCCAAATTCAATACAATCAGACCATGGTTCAGGAATTTCCATTATTTCATTGTTCGTAACAAAAAAATTTTTGCTTGTATAATCATTTTCACAAGTAATGAAAACTCCGTTTTCTTTTGAGCTTTTCAATCTTGCTAATGGGTAAATAACCATATCCATGTTAGTTCCATATTCTTTTACCCAATTTTCCAGAAAATTTTGAAAATTTGTAATTGCTTCCATATTATTCGATTTTAATTGTTGGTTTATATAATTGCTTTAATTCCGGTTGATGCGTAACCAATTAAACTACCTTCTTCATAAAACATCGTGTTTAATTTCTGCCAAATGTTTTTAATCTTATGGGTATGTACCCATTTATCACCATACGCATCCATTAAGTTATTTACTACCTTATATGAATTAAGCATCGTGCATCTGTCACGACCGTATATGCTTTGTATTCTTGTCAGCCATCCTTGCATGTTAGGCATATTTTTTCTCACAATGCTGACCAGAAAATAATCAACGACCTGTTTATATTCAAGCACAGACCGTTGCCTTGTTTTTTGGAATATCAATTTAGGGTCTATATTATATTCTTCTATTACTAATTCGTATATCAGGTTAAACAATTTCTCTGGTCTGTCAATTTTTATAATAATACCAGGGAAAGCATAAGGGCTAATCTTCTCCACATCCATACCTTTAAATTTTAAAAATGGCATATAAAATGCCATTAGCAGCGATTTTATATGCCCAATAATATTTTTAATCATTTTAGTTCAATTTTTAAGTACTCTGTGTAGGTTTTTGCAGGGGGATTTAATACCACTCCGGTATTTGGGTCAACAGCAGAATTGTACTGTAAGGTTTTCAGGAAGTCCTCTCTGTTCTTCATTTTTTCTTTGATTAAATCAAATTGTTGTTTGAGGTCGTCCCAAATCGGGTCTCCACAAACAGAATAATCGTAGTCCGTTTTACCTGTCTTTGTGATACGGCACCCGATTAATTCAAAGGACTTTTCTACATATTTTTCTGCTTCATGCAGAACGGCTTCTTTGATTCTTGGTCTTTTTCTTATCTCCTTTATGGTTTCCTCAAGGTTCTTTAACATGATTTCAACCTCAAGGGGATTCCTGTTACCGGATAAGATTTCGTTTTCTACCATGTCGCAGAATAACTGACGTTCCTTTTTGCTCTGAGGCAAATAAGTGAACTGACTAATGGCATTCTCATTCATCATAACTGTACTGTTTTTAAAAGGTTTTCATATTCATTTACTTTGATAAACTTGTCAAATTCTTTGACAAGCAGTTTAATATCCGATTGCATGTTATTATATGCCAAACACTCAATCGGTGGGTCGTCATATTCTATTTTTGCATCCGGAATTGGTACTGGAAACATATCAGAATTTAATCCTGCAAAATCGTGAACAACAAAAATATCATACAGGAACCTTTCCATTTCTAAAATGTCACAATAAAACCTCCATTGATAACTATCAAAATATTCGTCGTAACTTGGAAATTTGAAGGTTACTTTTACGTCTCTGATAGTATCTGGTTCAAGAATATCTATCCTACCTCCAACTTTGTAATTACCATATTGTTTATAAACTGATATTTCGTTACCTACGACTTTCAGGGAAGACACAAATTTCCGTGCCGGCTCTATTTGTTTCTCATCAAATAGAATAATGTCAGGATAGTAATTATTGTATTTGCTCAATGCCTCAATCATTTTATGATAGGCTTGTCCAACAATTACCTTGTCATTGGGTACAAACCTCCCTGTGATAGCCTCCAATACTGCTTCTTTTGTATCAAATTCCGATACCTCATCAAGGTATCGGCGAAATTTTTCCAGCACTGAAACAGATACGTAATACATATCAGAATAGTTTTTCTGTTGATATATCTTCTTGTTTTGATTCAGCCTTTGCCTTTGCCTTTAATTTAGGCTTTGATTTTGGTTCAAGTTCCTGTTCCTGTTCCTGTTCCTGTTCTGGTTCTGATTTTGCCTCTGGTTCCGGCTCCTTTTCCGCATCCAGTGCAGGTTCATTTGATGATTCAACCATTGGTGTTGGCATATAGTATTTTTTGGTGTCAGGGTTGTACATGACACCTAACTTTGCCACTTGCTTCTTGAAGCTTTCTTTTACTGCTTCCCGAATAACGGGTTCAGCTTTTTGAAGCATGTGCATAATATTGTTCAACATGTCAGCATTCTTGGCTTCTTTAATCAAACCCTTGAATGCTTCAATTTTTTCCATGTTTTCGTTTGCCTTTTCGTTTTGCTTTACTATTGACGTTTTGACTTGAGCAATAATTTTAGCCATAAAGCCGGCAAAATTTTCGCTCGTGTCTAAAGGCACATTGGTTACAGGTAATTTTGCTACGTTCTTTCCCTTTGAGTTGTCGGTGGGCTCCCAGATAATAATTCTCTGGTTGTTCTGGGTTTTCATGTATCCGACTTGGTCAGATATTCGCATAACAAATGCGTATGACCCGCCGGTAATATCTGGCATCTTAATGAGTATATCTCCTTCCTTTTCATCCTTAGCATGAGCGATGAAAATGAGGTCAATATTTCTTTCTCTTAGCTGATTTGCCAGAATCTTAAATTCGTCACCAATGGCACCGTAGGCAGCCAATTTATTTCTGGCGTTTTTGTAATCCTGTTTAATGACGTACGTCATCAAGAAATCATCAAGACAGGCTTTAGCTGTGTCAATTACAATGGTCTTGTAATTGAATAATGTTCCGTTTTTGAGCTCTGCCAGTACGTCTTCCCATTTATTGACGGTAAGAACATCATTTAAATAGGATGCTCTGTCGGCACCTTTATCAAAATCAATTAAAAGAACCTCATCAGCTGTGTTTGCAAGAGAGGTTTTCCCCACTCCCGGTTCTCCATAAATAAGCATTACGATAGAACGAGTGGGTAATGGTTGTCCTTTTTTAATAATTGCCATAATTTTAAGTTTATTGGTTATTTAATCTGCCCGCCTTTTGTTGGCGAAGCATATATGTTTTCCCTCGTAACAAAGGATAATTTTCTTGAAGTTTTTGGCGGATACGTCGGATGCTCTCAGCATCAGGGTAATACCCTTTGAGGTAATCTATCGCCCAATCTTTAAATGGGTAATCTGATTCCCTCAATCTTGGGTTAGTAAATGCCCATACTTTTAAGGTGAGCAATTTATCATTGTCCCTTGTTTCGGGTTGCTCAACCAATAAAGTATGTATTACATCAATGAGTTTCATTTTCAATCTCTTTTAATATTTCCTTGTACACCATTGCCGATTCTTTTATCAGCTTTCTGGCTTCTTTGAGCAGCATTATCATCTGCTCGTCTGTTTTCAAAAGTTTCCCGCTAAAGAATCTTGATATGGTCTGGTGCCTAATACCTGTCCTTTTCGATAATTCTGTTATGGCGCCAGTCGGTAACTCGGCATGAACATCGGCAATTAGCTTCTGCCATGCCCTGTTGTTTTGTATTTTTCGCATATTTTTTTACACTTTTTTACATATTAATTCGCACACAAATATAACACATTTTGTTCAAAGTCCACACACTTTTTGCAAAAAAATGCTAAGATGGCATTGTTTCTCAATGTGCCGATTTGTTTAGCTTTTAAAAAGATTTAGAATCTAATCAATTGATTTGCTGTTCAAAATCAATGTCCTGAACTCTATATTCCTTGTTTATAATGCCTTTAAGTGTGTTCAGATTTTCTTGAGTCAACGGGCTCACGAACATTCTTTCTCCAATGTAAACTGCGATTTCATTGGCTGATGTATTTACCCAATAGCCTGTAAGTTTACTGGCAGGGAAAAAAAGGTTGACTACACTCGATCGTTTACCGTCGGTCACATATATGGGTATCCTTTTTATCATAACCAACGATTTGGTCTGACCAATGGTGTAGTGAAGTTAGTAAAACTTGTCAATATTTCGTTAATGATAGACTGAAATTCATATTCCTTTATCTTAGCTTCATCGAACAATCCAATTAATTTGTACCATTCTTTTAGCACATACCAAATAAGTGCCATTTGAACATTTGCCTCTATTTCTGAAACCATATTCGGATTGAGGTCGGTATCCCATTCTATCAGGTAAACAACCTTTCCTTTTGTGTCATAATACCATTGAACAGGTGTCCAATATTCCGTTCCATTTACTGCATCAGGTGCAATGCCAATACAGTCTTGAATAGCTTGGTATATATCCTTGTTTGCACCATAATATATATAGTCACCCGTTTTGTATTGTGTTAAGTTGTTATAGTCAACTATTGTCAATCCTTCATCAAACAAAAATGCCGAAGTAACATTCTTGGCATATTTAGATAAAGTATTGTTAAATACGTACTTAGCACCTGCTTTAAGGAAATCAGTGAATATTTCATTGTCATCTTGTGTCAGTGCTATTTTGTCAAGTTGATTCCCAGTACCATCCTGATTTGAAGGCACATGTTTCCCTTTGTATGAAGAGTACATTTGAGCCTTATTGAACAAATCGGAAATAACATACATAAAAATTGCCAAATAGGTTGGCTCTTCGTCATTGTCAACTTGTGTCGCCGAATCATCATTGACAATAACCGGCTGATTGATTTGGTTAAGGTAATCGAAATATCCTTCTAATCCCTGAACCAAGTTGTTGTACGCATCATTGTAGCTCATATCATAAAAGTTTTTTACGGTTTTTGTTCATATATTCTTTCAATATGTTGTACTGCCAGAAATTGACACCTTCAGGTATATTTTTTATCTTAGTAAAAACCTTGTCAACCTCAACGTTCAGTTTTTCAACATCTTGTAATTTATCCATTGTTATAGCTTCAGGAAAAGCATTCCTTAATTCATTGTCAATTTCTGACAGTATTCTGGACAGGATAGCCTGAAAATTCCGGTCTTGAATCGGCTTACATATCTCCAGCCCTTTTCGCAAATTTAACAAGTCAATGTACTTCATAGCTCAGTAACTTTTTGATTGTCGTTATCATATCCAAATTTATACCATTATTCTTGTCAAGCTCAGCAATACCGTCCAGTATTACTTTCAATTCCGCTTCTGTCAGGTCAAATTCCTTTTCGGTGTCCTTTTGTGGGTTCCACTTATAACCATTCCCATCCACTTTTATGTCAAATTCAATAATATCCTGCTGGGTTATATCCAGCTTCTTTATTACGTCGTAAACAATAATCATGGTCAGTTTATTACCTGTCTTAGGTAATAACTCACCAATTACAAACCGGTCTTTAAGGTTGAGTTTGATTTTCATAATTGTATTTATTTAAAGTTCAATAATATCGTACACTCCACTGGCAATATGGTCAGCTGGTGATGTTGCGTTTGGGTATTTAAATGTACCGGGATACGCTTCATTTATTGCAATTGCAAGTAACTCAGAACAATATATTGACTTCTCATTTCTCTTTTTGAAAAGGTTCAGTTTAAGCCATATCTTGATTATCCATGTCGGAAGGTTTTCGTATTGATACCTTATTCCGGCAAGACTGGCACATTTCCAGCTCATTCTTTTTATTTGCTCATTACTGAATCCTCTTTTGTCACGAAGAATAACCCAATTAGTTGAAGTAGCATACTCAGTGTATGCAAATGGACGTAACCGGACACCCCATGCCAATGCCTCTGCTACCCACTTTTCCCCCCACATATCAATGATAACGGCATTATGACTGTAATCTTTTACATTCGGCTTATACTGCTTCATAAAAAAGCGTATCGCCTTGCTAAGCCAGCTTGTACCTCGTACAGCCAGCCCATCTCCGAATTGAATTTTGTCAATGTTCATGGCATTAATGTTTAAGATGTTCTATAAGTTACTTTATTATTTACTTTTATCCTTCCTTCTTTACTGTTTATATTAATGACACCATTATATATTTTAATATCCCACTTATACTGTATGGTATCAATATTTGTATCTGCCTCTGATAATGATATAGAACTCTTTCCGTTTACTGGGTCTATGTGTGTGGTAATTGTCTTTTTAATTACTGCATTATTGTCATTTTCTGAGTTATCCCCTAATTTTTTTACAGTAAAGAATATGGTCTTTCCAGTCAAATCAAATGGCGTACCATCTGAATACATTATTTTTATAGGTATTGTCGCCGGATTACCTTTTATTATTTCAATTGATTTCATCGCTTA